TGTCGGCATCTACTCGGCCGGGCTTGGGCGGCGTGACACCCGCTCGCGCATCCTGTTCTGCGGCATCCAGAGTGTCCACAACAAGGCGAGGCAGATCGGGCCGTTCGATCTCGTCATCGTGGACGAGTGCCACCTGATCCCGCGCGCGGCCGACACCGGCTACGGGCGGTTCCTGTCCGATCTGCGCGACGCGACGCCGGACATGCGGGTCGTCGGTCTCACGGCCACGCCTTTCAGGCTCGACAGCGGGCGGCTCGACAAGGGCGACGACGCCATGTTTGAGCGCGTCGTCTACGATGCCCATGTCGGCGACCTGATCCGCGACGGCTACTTGTGCAAGCTCATCAGCCGGGCGACGCACACCGCGCTCGACACGACGGGCGTTCCGAAGCGGGGTGGTGACTTTGTCCCCGGCGCGCTCGCGGCAGCGGTAGACATCGACATCATCACGCGCGCCGCGGTGGCCGAGATGGTCCAGCATGGGCAGGAGCGGCGCGCTTGGCTGGCGTTCTGTGCCGGTGTCGAGCACGCCCAGCACGTCGCCGAAGCCATCCGCGCCGCGGGCTACTCCTGCGCGGTGGTCACGGGCGAGACGCCATCTGGCGAGCGCGACCGCATCATCGCGGATTACCGCGCCGGACGCATCCGGTGCCTGACCAGCGTCGGGGTGCTCACCACCGGGTTCAACGTGCCCCAGGTGGACATGATTGCGCTTCTCCGCCCGACGCAGTCCGCAGGCCTCTATATCCAGATGGTCGGCAGGGCGCTTCGCAACGCGCCGGGCAAGGACAACGCCCTCATCCTCGACTTCGGTCGGCTGCTCAAGACCCACGGGCCGATCGACGCCATCGTGGTCAAGGATCGCGCTAAATCCGGCGGCCCGGCGCCCGTCAAGGAATGCCCGTCGTGCGAGAGCTACGTGCCGGCCGGCGCATTGACGTGCGAGGTCTGCGGCCACGAGTTTCCGGCACGCGAGATCGGCACGCACGAGGCCAAGGCAGAGGCATCCATCGACATCCTCTCGGGCGGCGAGCCGCCGTGGCTCACGGTGCGGGATTGGTCGTTCCGGCGGCACAGGAAGCCCGGGGCGCCCGATAGCCTCTGCATCGAGTTCCACTGCGGTATCGCCACGCATCGCGCCTGGGCGCCGTTCGAGAACGAGCGGGCGCGCGGCTTTGCCGTGAAGCTGTGGGGCCGGCTCGGCGGGCGCAACGCGCCGGCCAAGACCGATGAGGCCCTGGAGCGCATCGGCGAACTCACCATGCCGGCCGAGATCCGGGTGCGCCCCAACGGCAAGTACACCGAAATCGTCGGCTACCGCGGCGTCACTGAACAAATGGGGAGGGCGGCATGATGAGGCCCTTCGCGATCGTCGGCTCCATGGTCATTCTTACGATCACGGAAAAAGTCGCCAATCAGATGCTCGGTTTACCGCGCGACAGTTGGGGCGTGTTTGCCGCCATGGGCGTCTCATTTTGGGTCGGCGCGATCATCGCTGCGTCGTTTGAGTGACCCGCCATCTCGACAATCCCGAGAGCTGTTTCGTCTGCCGCAGGCGGGCGGACGGCCTCGGGGTCCTTAAGGGAACCCGGATCGGCTGGCTGTGCCAGCAGTGCGCCGATGGCGGGTATGGAACAAGGTGCATCCGCATGCCAGTGCGCGACTTCGATCAATACGAGACCGCGGCCCTAGGCCGAGCCGGAGAACGTGCGGGGGCTTTCCTCGACAATCTCGGATGCACCGATCTCACCAAGCTTCGTCCAGAGGAATGGACGGAGTTCCTGCGCCGGGTGGTGCGCGGTTTCGGCGACGGTATCCGCGCCGAGGTCGGTGGCGGGGTAGACCTCCCGCGCCGGCTGACATCCGAGGAGATCGACACCAGCGAGGCCGCGTGATGGCGGCGCTCGGGTTTCTGTTCGACGCGGCGGCGCACCAGGCGCTGTCCAACCTGTCGGTGGCGCTGGATCTGGCACGCGCCGGCATTCCCATTTTCCCCTGCATGCCCGACGGCGACAACGCCAAGCGGCCCTGTCCCGGCGTGTTCTGGCGCAACCAGAGCACCACGAACGAGCAGCGTATCGCGCAATGGTGGGAACGCTGGCCCGATGCGGTGCCCGGCGTCGATCTCGCCAAGACCGACTTCCTCGTCATCGACCTGGACGGGGAGGGCGGGCGCAGCGATTGGGCCGGCATCACCGCGGACCGGCGCATCGCGGCGCCGAGCGTCGAGACCCCGTCGGGTGGCATGCACCTGTGGTTCCGGCGCGACGGCCGGCAGCACGGCAACGGGCGGGGCTCCCTGCCGCCCAAGCGCGACCATCAGGGCATTGATGTGCGCGGGTCCGGCGGCTACGTCATCGCCCCCGGCGCCACGATGCTGGACGGCGCGCGCTACGAGCCGAACGGCGACGACTTCCTCTCGGCGCAGTCGGCCCCGGACTGGCTCTGGGAGATCCTGAGCGGCGCGACGAACCGCGGAGCCGACGAGCCTGCAGCACCCCGCACGGTGATGGCGCCGACCGATCGGCGTTCCGCCTACGGCATGGCTGCCTTGGAAGCCGAAACGCAGCGCGTGGCGTCCTGCGGCAAGGGTGGGCGCAACGAGACCCTGAACCGGGCCGCCTTCTCGCTCGGGACGCTGGTAGGAGCCGGCTGTCTGTCCGAGAGCGAGGTGCGATCGGCTCTGACTAGCGCGGCCCAGGCTTGCGGGCTGGCGAAGGACGATGGCGTTCGGGCCTGCCAAGCAACGATCCAGTCCGGCATCCGAGCCGGCGTGGGAAAACCCCGAGAGATCCCGGAGAGCGGCGATTACGCGGTGGATGTGGCGCTGGGCGCTGAGATCGCGGCAGGGCTTCTGGGCGCACGGGCACTGACGGAGGCGCCAGACGGCACACTCGCCGACGCCGAGACGGGGGAGGTCGTCGAAGCCCCGGACCCGGATGTGTGCGAACTGCCCAAGGCGCTCGCCAACCCGCCGGGATTGCTCGGCGAGCTTACGGACTGGATCTGCGACACGGCACGGCGTCCGCAACGGTCGTTAGCGATCGGTGCGGCGCTCACCATCCTCGGCACACTGTCGGGCCGGCACATCGCCGGTCCTACGGGCTCGGGAACGCATCTCTACGTCGTGGGTCTGGCGCCGACCGGCGCCGGCAAGGATCACGCGATGCAGCAGATCCTGACCGCCATGTCAGGTGTCGGGGCTAGCCACTTTATCGGTCCCGGTCAGTTCATCTCCATGCCGGCCGTCATCAACTTTCTCGTCCGCTCGCCGCTTTCGATCTGCGCCATGGACGAGTTTGGCTCGTTCATGAAGCGGATCGGCTCGCGCAAGGCCTCGAGTTTTGAGGGGGCCATCTCCGGCATCATGCGGACCGCCTGGGGTTCGTCGTTTAAGCCCATGCCGACGCCGGAATGGGCCGGGAAAGCATCTGAGGTCATTCTGGCGCCGGCCATGTCCATCTATGGCGTGTCCACGGCAGAAGAGTTCTACGGCGCCCTGGAGGGCGGGGACACATCGAACGGCGTTCTGAACCGGCTGCTCGTTGTGGAGACCCGCAAGCGGCCCAAGGATCGCTCGCCACAGCTGGCCTCGCACGAGCTGACACCGCAACTGACGGACGCTCTGAAAGAGGTGCTCAACCGCGGCGGGTCGATGGTGTTCGGCCAGTTGCAGGTGCACGATCGAGCCCCGCCCGTGCATCGCGTGCCATGGGGGGCAGGCGCCGAGGCGGCGTTCGCCGCACTCGTCGAGGACGTTCACAAGCTGTGCGATGGTGATCCGATGGCGCAAGCGTTCTTCGCCCGCGCAGCGGAAACCGCCGTGCGGCTCGCCACCATCCTCGCCGTCGGTGTGAACCCGGTTCGGCCAGTCGTCACGCTGGAAGCTTTCGCTTGGGCGCGCGACTTTTCGATGTGGTGCGCTCGAAGCCTGCAGCGCGGCGGGATGGAGCACATCTCCGACAGCGAGAACCAATCCACCGCCAACGCCGTGAGACGGGCCGTGCGCGAGGCTGGCGGGCGTATCAAGCACCGCGATCTGCTGCGGCGCCTGAACCATCGGGTGAAGAACCGGGACTTGATCGACGTGGTCAAGGCTCTCGCCGAGGCC